GTCGCGATAGTCTTTGTTGGCGTGGCCACGAACATTGCGGGCTATAGTTTCTACCGTGTCGCCGGCAAGATAACCCCTGCGGACGGCGTTCACGATACGCGCCAGCCTGTCCGATTCCAGATTATCTGCCCACTCACTCAGCAGCCTCCCCTGAAAGGGCGTCGCCATCGCCGCGGCATACACCATATCGGCAGTGATGCCCTGCAGCGGATATCGCGCTAGCACCTGAGATGGAAGAAGGGAATCGAACAGGCTCAGCTGATAACTGGCTTCGTTCTTTGCCAGCGCCACCAGCTCATTCTCGAGCCCTGCCTGCATGGACGCTACGGCTTGATGGTTAAGCTCGCGCACGCTGCCCAGTAAACTCTGCAGACGATTAACGGTGAAGCTCTCCGGAGGCAATCTGTCCAGCGCATCCAGCAGGCGTGCCGACAGTTCTGCGTCCGTCTCGTTGAGCAACTTCACCATCCGGTTTGCCACTCCAGTGGCGTAGCGGCTTAACCAAACGGAATGTGCGATCGATTCATCACGCAGGCTTTCGTTAATGGTGGGCATATCACCCTCCCGTCAACGTTGGTGCCTGATTGCGAAGCGCATCAATAACCTCGTCCGGACTGTCAGCCGGGTCAATGAGATCAAGCTTCTGCAGTGCCCGAATCATATCGCTATCGCGCAGCGCACCGGACTGCCAGGCATTGACGATTGCCGTCACCATGCCCGATTCAGCAACCTTCGCGATGAATTCCTGGTTGATCGTGTAGCTCGTCGATTCGCCCTTGATGCCGAGATATTTCGCACACCATCCCAGCGCCAGCGTATAGGCCTCAGAAACGTTCGAAACGCAGATACCGAGCACCGATGTGGATGATGTTTGCTCACCGCTCGCCTGGGTAGCAGTCTTGGCCGTGGCGTTCTGCTCAATCAGTCGGGCGCCCAGCTGCACCATGTAATCGCGCTTACTGTCCATGGCCTCTTTAGCCAGCATGTTCGGTTGCGCCTGGGCATAACCAAACGAGCCCTCCTTGGGAAGCAAAAGCGGTGATCGGGAACCAATTTTCACGCCCTTCTTCTCGAGGTGATCGCGCCAGCCGGTATCGAGCCCAGTCATGTACGGCTGCACCTGGCCACAGAACCACACGCTGTCCTCATAATCAGCGCTGTTTCGGTAATGTCCGTGGTTTATCTCCACCAGCGCAGCCAGCGGTGAATCATCGATAGTGGGATCGTTATTCTGTGCCCCGACGAATGTGAACGGGATTTCGTCCCAGTAGTCCTTTCCTTTCGGCTTAGGGTGGTACTCACTGTCAACGGCGTAAGTTCCACTTGCTGTGCCACCAGCCCGGCGCCATACCCGGCAGATGAACCGCCCTTCTTCCAGCGCCAGCTCGCGGTACTGGATTTCATCCTTGTAAGCGTAACCATCCGGCTCTTCTACGCATTCACGCAGGACCACAAGCACCAGCTGATCGCGTCCGTTAATTCGCTTTGTTCTCCAGTTGATAATGTTCTCTGCCGGATAGCGGAGGATGATCGCCTCATCGGAGGCTTCTGCGTAATCGACATAAAGCCCCTCTCGTGCAACTTCCAGCACGTTCTCGGCCACAAGTTGCGACTGCTGGTAAATACTGGTACCGGCCCCGTCAGCATTGTCCAACAGGTAATTGAGCTTTTCAGGACCGTTAAACGTGGGGTCCTTACGATACGCCATCCCAAGCATGCCGATCTTCGTATTACCGGCAATGGAGTAGAACACCGCACGGCTCAAATAATCCTCATTGCGCTTGCGATTGCGTGTGGATTTATCGGTTGGGTCGAGATAAGGCAGATACTTATTACCCGCCGCTTTTACGGCCTCAGCTCCTTTGCAGAAGTCCCTGTATTTCCGCCAGGCAGCAGAAGCCGCCCGGTGTTCCGGTCGAACCCAGGTGATGTCGTCGTTTGCCATATCAGAAAGTGGTGTCCATGGTGATTGAGTATGCCGGTTTCACGATCGGGTAATCCTTCACGATGAAGTACCCACCAGCATCATTGGGGTGATCGTTATCAGCTGATTTGTCCGGTTCGCCATTAGCCGCCCAGATTTGCTGTTCGAGGCTTTCGGTATAAACCGGGCAGTTCTGGACGTTCACCAGATAGCGGCGTTCGCCGTTGGCGTTGCAGAACATGGCATTCATCGAGTTGATACGGTCTTTAACTGGCGGGTTGGCATCATCAACGATAACGCTGAATCCGGCATCGTTGAGCTGAGCAATATCGGTCTTGCTGGCGTTCTGGGACTTGCGGGAGTCGCCAGAGGCATCCGGATAGATGTAAATCTCCCGGCTCTTCACGTAGCGACCGTCCTCGTAGCGCCAGAACTCTTCCTGAATGCGCTTAATCATCGCCGGCGTGTCGTAGACCTTAACCAGCTCACGAACCGCACGCGGCAGGCCATTACGCTTAACGTGAACAATCGCGGCCATTTTTCCAACGTTGAAATCCATACCGATAAACAGCGGATCCCCGTCCTGAATCTCGTCAGAACAGTTATTCAGCTTACGGTTAAAGGTATGGTAAATGGTTCCGCTATTGAGGTTGGTGAACTTCCCGCGCAGATAGGCCTGAATCAGTTCGTCAGGGTATGAACTCAGCAACGATGGAATGTAATCAGGCGGTAGATTCTTCGCATTGTCGAACGTGCTGGCCTGAATCAGACCGTACAGGGCTGCCAGCTGGGGCTTTTCACGTACGGCCTTCACGAACTGCTGGTAGACGAACTTGAACCCTTCTGGCGTCGTCGTTACATCGATGCCATTTCGCAGCCCATCGACCTTATAACGCATACGGGCGATGATTTTTCGCCAGGCCTGCTGCGCTTTGGCAGCCGCCATGACGTCCAGCTCATCCACCATCGCGTTACCAATTTTGAAACCAACTATCGAGCCGGGCTTTTCCATCGAGCGGCAGATTGTGGTCCCGCGGTACCGTCGCCCCTCGTAGAAGTGAACCTCTTTGTTCCCCTCATTGATTTTGACGCTCAACCCCCAGTCAAAGGCCACCTCTTCAATCGTCGGGTAGAAGATGTCACGAATCTGCGGATATGTTGGCGCGAAATAGCCCTGGTTGATTTTAGGGTGCTCCCACATCCCCTTACAGATGCCGCCACAACCTACCCACGTCTTACCGGAGCCGAACCCGGCAACGTAGGCTTTGAATTTGTGCTGCATCGCGAGGAAGCGCGCCTGAGGAATGTTAAGTGTCGGGCTGATCCCCATCGTCCGCCCTCGCGTCCACTACGTTGATATTGATTTGAACTGGGGTTGGCTCGTCGTCGTCACTATCACCGGCCAGCTCTTTACGGAGTTTCTCGACCTCCAGCTGCCGGCGTTCGATTTCAATCTGCTGCAGGCGCTGTGCGAACTCGCTGTCAGCCAGGCCAAGTCGTTTCATCACTGCTTCGAACATGCGCTCACGGCTGATTGCGGTTATCTCGACGCCATTTTTGCCGACCTTCACGCCTGAATAGGCGAGCCTGGAAGCGGCCGGGAGTTTGCGCGTATCGGGGAAATAAGGCTGGCCAATGCCGTCGCCATTGCAGCGCGGGCATTCTGGATTGGGCTCTCGGGTGTGGTCGTAACCGTAACCGCCAGGATCTTCGGGTTGCCTTACACCCTCTTTGCCTTCAGCTTTTGCGAGCGCTTCGTCGAACTCAACTGCATCGCGCCACTGGTAGTGATGACCGAAGCCCCAGCAGTAACGACACGCGCCGCGACGGTATTGTGAGAGTTGGTTTGCATCGAAGGTGGCGAGCTGCCACATCTGCGCAAGAACCTCATCGGCACTGCCAAGCGTGCGCGCAATGGAGGCTTTTTGCTGCTGCGCAATAGACTGCGCAACGTTAGGATTCGCTATGAGCTGACGACCGTAGTTTGGGTCACTATAACCAGCACGTGCAGCGGCGGCTGTGGCGTTATTGTCCTTCAGGTATTCAGCAATGAAGCGCTTTACCTTCGAACTGAGCTTTATATCCATCAGCTCATCTGCGCTTTTATCTTTCTGCGCAGTGCGCGCTATCTTTCGCGCGTAAATTTTTGTATTTTGCGCAGTAGCTTTCTTGATATAGCGGCGAGCAGTTACATAATTAAGGTTATGTGCCTCGCACCATTCCTTAGGGGATATGCCAGTAGCAGCGTGATCAGACAGGAACCGCTTCTGCAGCTCGCCCCAGTCCGGCTTAGCCATTGTCACCTCTAAACTGAATGAATTTTAGACATCATTCATAGCTTCAGTATTTGAAGCTATGAATTATCTTTCTCAAAGAAATCTTGAAATGAGGATTTAAGTTTATGAAATATGTATAACTACGATGACGTACAGAAAATCAAGACAAACCTTGAGTGGATAGTACATCAAGCATCTACTCAGTCTAATTTGCACACTGAGCATGACCAAATAGTCATTTCCGATCTAATGGAGCTCATCCAGACATATGAAACGCTTCTGGACCTTGTAAGCCAATTTGGTGCTTCCGTCTTAAATTCGGAAATCATAGCGGGTCTATCAATCACAGAGGAATTCATTGCTAAAGTTAAG